TGCAGGTGAGGAACTCAAGGGTGAGTTCAGCATTGAAGACTTCGACAGGGACATAACACCAGAGATGGTTGAGTATTGCCTGAAGGACTGTCGTGCAACGTGGCACGTACATCAGCACCTGACCAAGCAGCTAAAGAAGAAGGAGTTCAGCTATGCCTGTCAGGACTTGGAACATTCAGTAGCCTTTATGGTCAGTGATCAGATCGCTAACGGCTTCGCGTTTGATTTCAATCTAGGCTGTGACATATACACACAACATGAACAACGTATGCAGGAGATAGAGCATGAACTACAAGAGGTATTCCCACCCGTTGTGGAGTTGCGGTGGAGTGAGAAGACGGGCAAGCGTCTTAAGGATAAGGTCACGGTATTCAACCCCGGCAGTAGACAACAAGTTGCAGAGCGCCTTGAAAGCAAGGGTGCAGTATGGAAGGTCTTCACTGAGACAGGTAAGCCGAAGGTGGATGAGACAACCCTTAAGGAACTCATCCACATACCAGAGGCCAATCTTGTCCTTGAGTATCTGACACTCTCTAAGCGGATTGCAATGGTCAAGTCGTGGCTCGACTCAGTTTCTGGATCGCGCATACACGGGTACGTTAACACATGCGGTGCTGTTACTGGGCGCATGACACACAGCAAACCCAACATGGCACAGATACCGTCTGAGTCTACGTACAGGGAATGCTTCACAGTTGAGGAGGGTAACGTGTTAGTCGGTGCTGACGCTTCTAGTCTGGAGCTACGCTGCCTTGCACACTACATGAAAGATGAAGAATACATCAGAGAATTACTTGACGGAGATGTACACTCAGCAACGCAACAGGCTGCTGGACTTGCAACAAGAGCTGATGCAAAGCGTTTTACCTATGCTCTCTTGTATGGAGCAGGAGACACAAAGCTTGGATCTATCCTCGGAGGAAATGCTAAGACTGGCAAGCGAGCTAGAGATTCTTACCTACGAAACATGCCAGCTTTTGGGAGGCTGGTCAGAAAGGTTGAGTCACTTGCTTCAGAAGGAAGCCTACCCGGAATTGATGGACGACGGGTCTGGATCAGACACCAACATGCTGCACTGAACACACTGCTACAATCGTGTGGGGCAGTCATCATGAAACAGGCGTTAGTCATTGCAGGAAACAAACTCTGTAACGTGCCGCACAGATTCGTTGCGAACGTACACGATGAGTTTCAGGTAGAGACTAAGCCAGAACACGCAGAAGAAGTAGGGAGGATACTAGTTGAATCAATCATAGAAGCTGGAGAGCAACTTGAACTACGCTGTCCAATGGACGGTGAATACAAAATAGGTAAGACATGGGCAGAAACTCATTGACACCTATCAAAATACGTGTTATAATATTACGGTAGTTAACTAAAAAGGAAAGCATTATGGATAAGCCACAACCACTTACAATTAAAGGTACACTCTACTGGGTTGAGCGTAACAAGCTTAATAAGTTCAGTGACAAGTACCAGATAGTTCTTGGTAACCTGAGCGAGAAGGCTGTAGCTGCACTCGACGACATGGGTATCGCCGCTGCTAACAAGGGTGACGAAAAGGATTACTTCATTACGATGAAGAGTAAGAATCCTATGCGCGTCACAGATGATCAGGGTGTTGAGTACGACGCTGATGTTATGATCGCTAACGGCAGTGAGGCAGTCTGTGTTGTAGGCTACTACGACTGGTCAGTAGGTACAGGACGCAGCCCAAGCATGATCAAGTGCAAGGTCACGAAGATGATCGAGTACGTTGATGACACTATCGACGAGGCTGACGCACTGTGATTCACATTGATGGGGACATCGTAGCTTACCGCTGCGCGTACAAGTCACAGGAGGACAGAGAGGAGTACGCGGCGTATAGTGCTGGTGCTTATCTGTCTGACTTGATCAGCGACTTGTACATCCTCATCGAGGACGAGCCTGAGTACCGTGTATACCTCACGGGAAAGGGCAACTTCCGCGATAACATCGCAGTCACTGCTGGCTACAAAGCAAACAGGAAAGACAAAGAGAAACCTGAGCACCTTGCTGCTATTAGGCAGTACCTGATAGACGAGTGGGCCGCTGTCGTTAGCGTAGAGGAAGAGGCAGACGACTTGATCGCCATTGCTGCTACCGCCGACGACGACTCACTGATTGTCAGTATCGACAAGGACTTCGATCAGGTTCCGGGCAAGCACTTCAACCCTAACAAGCAGAGTTTCTATGACGTTAGCGAAGAAGATGCTGTACGTTTCTTGTACGAACAAATACTAACGGGTGACCGCGCAGATAACATCATCGGTATCAAGGGTGTAGGCCCAGTCAAGGCTAAGAAAGCACTGGCTGACTGCACAACTGAGCGTGAGATGTATGATGTGTGTGTCAAAATGTATGACGACGAAGAGCGTGTCATTGAGAACGCAAGGTTACTATACCTACGCCGTCAAGAAGGAGAGATCTGGAATGCGCCGAACGAGGGATAACGTTCCGAAAGGCTACGACTCGTGGCTTGAATGGGACTTAGCGCAGCAGCTTAAGGGATGTGAGTACCACCCTTGTGCCGTTGCATACGTACAACACAAACACTACCACCCTGACTTTACTTACAAGGCTAACGGTATAACATATTATATCGAAGCCAAAGGGAGATTCCGTGAGAAACCAGAGGCTCGTAAATACGTCGATGTCAAGAAGGCTCTCAAGCCAGAGGAGGAGTTGGTATTTGTCTTCCAAAACCCCAACAACAGAATGCCAGCAGCAACCAAGCGCAAGGACGGAAGCTACTACTGCATGTCAGACTGGGCAGAGCGTAACGGATTTGATTGGTACACTCCAAAGACTTTACCAAAGGAGTGGACGCAATGACTAGGCACATGATCATACCTGACACACAAGTAAAACCGGGAGAGAACTATGAGCATCTTCGATGGGCCGCTAGGTACGCTGTTGCTACTAAGCCTGACGTTATTATCCACCTTGGTGATCATTGGGATATGCCAAGTCTTTCCAGTTACGACGTAGGTAAGAAGTCCTTTGAGGGACGGCGCTACTCTGAGGATGTACAGGCAGGTAACACAGCTATGGCTGCGTTCATGGACATCATCAAGGCAGAGCAAAAACGATTGCGCAGTAACAAGAAGACAGTATGGAAGCCACGCCTAGTCTTTACGATGGGCAACCACGAGCAGCGCATCGAACGTGCAGTAGAGAATGATGCCAAGCTTGAAGGGCTGATGAGCTACGATGACTTGGCGCTGAAGGGCTGGGAAGTACATCCCTACCTCAAGCCTGTTGTCATTGACGGTGTAGCATACTGTCACTACTTCACCAGTGGTGTGATGGGCAGACCAGTTTCGTCAGCGAAGCTACTGTTACAGAAGAAGCACATGAGTTGTGTGATGGGACACGTTCAAGACAGAGACATTGCTTTTGACCGCGACGCATCAGGTAAACGTATGACTGCCCTGTTCGGTGGTATCTTTTACCAACATGATGAAGAGTACCTCAACCCACAAACTAACGGTAGCTGGGCTGGGCTATGGATGTTTAACGAAGTAGACAACGGTGCGTTTGACGAGATGCCTATCAGCATGACGTACCTTCGGAGGCGGTATGGCAAGGACGTTTGATGAGATGCTTGAGCTTATAGCAGATCACATAGATGAGATAACACTGCTTGAAGTTCTAGAGATAAACTCTTATGATCTTGTCGATAAGTTTCAGGATAAGATACAGACTAACATAGATAAGTTTAACGGACTGGAGGAGGAAGTAGATGACAACTAAGAGCAACCGCAACACGCCCTTTGACGATGAGCCTGAGTATACCTTCGGCAAGTCAATTGATTCAGCGACACCTGCGGAGTGGAACACAGTAGCAGCTAAGTTGTACCACCCATCTGATGCTACCCCTGCTGGGTTTAAGCCTGACGAGTACACCATCAGTGAAGGCGGTGTCAAGACTTGGACTAAGGAGTCCTGTCCTGTTGAGAACCCAGCACACTACAACACAGGATCAATAGAGGCTATCGAAGGCATCGAAGCGTCTATGTCCCCTGAAGAGTTTAAAGGGTACTTGAAGGGTAACATGATGAAGTATGCGTGGCGTTACGACTACAAAGGTAACCCGGTAGAGGACTTACGTAAAGCTAAATGGTATCTTGAAAGGTTGATTGAGGCAAACTTATGAACAGATATGAGAAGGAACAAGCAATATACTACGGAGTACTCATTGTGCTGCTAGTGTTTAACGTAACTTGGCTAATGTCGGAGTTCTCATGAAGGTAGTGCAGGGTGAGTTCGGTAAAACCAAAGAGGCTATCAAGGCATCAGACTTGTTTCAGTCTCTGGCTGACGCAACAGACGAGATGGAAGACGGAGGCATAGACGTTAAGACAGCTATCGTTGTATTCAGTGACGACAAGGTGATGCAGGTTATCAGCAATGACGGCTATCCAGATTCAGCACACATGCTGTTAACGATGGGAGCACACTCAATTATGTTAGAGACTTTAGGGTACGGAGGAGAAGAATAGATGGATGCATATCAACAGTACATACACAAGTCACGGTACGCACGGTACATACCAGAGAAGCAACGCCGTGAGACATGGCAAGAAACCGTAGGCAGGTACGTAGACTACTGGGGTGACAAGCTACCAGAGGCTGACGCTAAGGAGGCGCGTAAGGCTATAGAGAATCTGGAGGTGATGCCTTCGATGAGGGCGTTGATGACAGCAGGTGACGCTCTTGATCGTGACAACGTTGCAGGGTTCAACTGTAGCTACATGCCAATTGACCACCCCAAAGCATTTGATGAAATGATGTATGTTCTAATGTGTGGCACAGGTGCAGGATTCTCAGTAGAACGTCAGTACATACAGAAGTTGCCAGAGGTAGCAGAGGACTTTCATGGAACCGACAGTATCATACACGTATCAGACTCAAAAATTGGTTGGGCAAAAGCATACAGGGAACTTATCGCTATGCTCTATAGTGGTCAAGTTCCAAAGTGGGACGTATCTGGAGTACGGCCTTCTGGTGCCCCCCTCAAAACATTCGGAGGTAGAGCATCTGGGCCAGAGCCTCTTGAAGATCTGTTCCGGTTCACCGTTGACATCTTTAGGGCCGCTGCTGGACGCAAGCTCAGTAGTGTCGAGTGCCACGATGTATGCTGTAAGATTGCACAGATCGTTGTCGTGGGAGGGGTACGAAGAAGTGCCCTTATCGGTCTGTCTAACCTTACAGATGACAGAATCCGACGAGCCAAGTCAGGCCAGTGGTGGATAGATAATCCCCAACGTGGACTAGCAAACAACAGTGCGTGTTATACAGAGAAGCCTGATTTTGAGGCGTTCCTAAATGAGTGGACAAGTTTATATGAGTCAAGGTCAGGTGAACGAGGTATGTTCTCTAGAGTCGCAAGTCAAAAGCAAGCTGCAAAGAACGAGCGACGAGATGCTACCTATGATTTTGGAACTAATCCATGCA